ATCTGTGCTTGCTGCTGCATTGCCGCCGCAAGACCAGTATCCCTAGCCAAACTTGAAGCCAAAACAGAAGCCATTTCGTACTGCACAGCTATTGTAAAGTATGAGGGCCAATCAGTTTCATCTGCCCTGTAAGTGTAATCAAGTATTAACTCTGCCGTATTAGGCTCATCACAATAAAGTTTGTTTCCGTAAGTCTGATACATAATAGGAGTATCATTTACAGTAACAGCATGTGTCATTAGCCAACCAGAAGGAAGCTGATACGCAGCATCATATCGACCTGTAGGCGCATCACTTAATCTGTTAAGAATAGCTTGGTTAGTGGCAAATCGCCAACGCGCATTTACTAGAGCAGACCGCGCAATATCTTCATACATGTTTGAAGCAATCAATGCTTCATTGTTGCCATCTTCAAAAGAAGTAATTGGCTCTGCACCAATTAAGATGAGAGCACGGCTACAAATATCTATCGGTGAATTTGCGGGTGTACTTGTTACTGCCATATCTAACCTCTAGGTGAAGGAAGGGGGCCGTAGCCCCCAACCATTAGTCTGTGTCAGTATTTGTGATTGCAACACCGTTCACAATGTCCACAACAGACCCAGTGTTTGAGTTGCAATACGCATGGGAAACAACAGGTGTGCCGCCAGTTGAAGAAACGATAATCATGTAATCGTTTACTTTAATCATGCCAGCCGCATCGTTGAAGTAACCCACTGTATTAACATCCGCGATAGCATCCGCTGTAGTATAGTGCCACATTGAGAAGCCAGACGCGCCAGCAACGCGAGATAGATTAGCTGCATTGTAAGCCATAATCTAATCTCCTTAGTTGTTGTCCAGAACTTCGTAGACACCGTTGTCATCAATAACAACAGAACCCATTGACATCATTGATGTCGCTAGGTGCGATACTTTTTCTGGAACGTAGTTAATCTCAGTCTGTACGTCTGAGTTTACGCCCAAGCCAACAGCTCGCATGTGGTACGCAAAGTTCTTACCACCAGCTACAGCAGACGTTGAGAAAATCTTGAAGCCCAAGAATTCTTTCATTGTCATGCCACCAGCAAACGGTAGGTTTTGTGGCCCAACAAAGTCGCTTGACGCAAATTCGTTGATGTTAAACAAGTCAGCAAAACCAGCAGGTGACATTGCTAGGTAACGCTGTCCGTCTTCTGGAATATCAGCAGAGCCAAATGTTTCAAACAATGTCAGCAAGTCTGCTTTAACCAATGCACCAGTTGCATCAGCGATTGCTGTAGAGTTTGCACCAGCGTCCATTGCAGTTGTGATAAGCTCGTCTGTCTTACGGCCTAGTGCAGCAGCAGCAGATTCAGCGACAGCTTGACGTTCATTGATATTAATTTTCAATTCATCAAGTTTGTCGATGTATTCCGCAGCATAGTAATCTGCCATAGTTGCTTCGACATTGGTGTGTACCAATTCCATTGCAGTGACATTACCGTTACGAGATTTGGTTGATGCAGCACCCGCACCAATTTTTTGGAAACGTGCAACAGACGCGCTTACGTTTGTTGAACGTACAGTGTTACGCAGTTTTGAACCCATGCGTTGATAAGCAAGATGCACATCGGTTTCAAACTGCTTGATGAAGGCTTGGTCAATTGTATTAGCCATTTCAACAGTCCTTAGTTAAGTTTCATTTTGCATCTTGGGTATCCGTTCTGCTACGTCATAGAAGGTGTCCTTTCGGGCTTCTCAGTGCTTTACGGGCCTTGATGACAAAGCATAAACATTTTTTCTATTTGGATTGCAACGCACAAAATGTGCCATAGCTATATTGTCATCACCTTCTTCAATCTGCTCAAGGCCAAAGCCTAGCCATGCAAGCCACTGCATAATGCCCTCATTCTCAACCCAAGTATCAACATGTAAGCTGTAATAATGAGTGTGAAAAAATTCTATTAGATCAGGTGATGCTCTGTAGAATGATGTTCTGTTTTCTTTAAAATGATCTGTAAATAGCGACCACAATATTCCATGCTGCGCATTTATTCCCTGTAAGCCCATGACCGCCAACGGCTTGTTGTCTTTGCTAACTAAGAATACGTCAGGCACACCAGCTACAGACATTAAAGCTTCAAGAGGGTTTTCTCTGTACACCTCAGAAAATTCTTTATGCGTTTCGTAACACAGCACCTTATACACAGGCAGAACATTCTTTGTTAAAAAAGGGGCAACTGATATGCCCCTTGAGTAAAATAAAGTTCTAGCCATTGTAGAGCTTTTTATAGCCTTCATCTACCTGTCGGACGAAGTTCATATCTCGTTTAGCTGGGTTCCAGTATCTTTCATCTCGAGCCATATCTTCTAAAACAGTTTGATCCAAGCCAGCCGCAACATTTGTATTTTGCTCTATAGCTGGATCACGCATCTTCTGCATCATCATTTCTAACGCAACAATGCCCTGATGCTTTTGACACATTAGTTCAATTGCTGGCAAAACTTCTTCTGGAAAAAATTGCTCCGCCCACATTGATGCTGCTTCTACTCTAGCCTCACCATTATCGCCAAGCTGTTTAAGTTCCGCTTCAATATCTACTTGGGCATCAGGGCCAGCGTATTGCGCAAACCGCTCAATCCCACTTTGGAATTGTTCTTGTGAATAGCCATTTTCGTAAGAGTGATCTGCCCACCATTGAAGGAGTTCGTTATTAAAACCTTCTTCTGGGTTAATCATTTCTGGAAGTTCATAATCACCAGAAGATGCAGGTCGATTGCCGAATCTTTCTTGATGCAGTTCTTCTTTAAGCTGCTCGCGTAGAGTTTCTTCTTTTTCGCCAAGCTTTGATTCTAATGACTTATACGCCTTACCTAGCTCTGCTGGATCATTAAATTTTTCAGGGAGCCATTCAGGGCGCTGGTTGTCAGAGTTGTCAGGGTTGTCAACCGCCTCAACTGTTTCAACACTTTCAGCTTCTTGTTCCATTGTTTTTTACCTTATGTGCATGATTAATACGCGATTCAATAAGGCCAACGAGATAACGCTGCCCTTCTAAGTGACGTAGTTCTTCTGTCGTAACATTTGGCCCATTAACCATTTCAATGGTAATGGATCGTAAGTATTTCAGAACCGCATTACCTGTCGGTGTATTAAATACTTCTGCGACATTGAGACTAATCTCTCTGTCTTTATCTTGTGGGCGCTGTATTCCATCAACGCCCACGTTGACCTTATTAGTCAAGCGTTACTCCATTGGTTGCCCCGCAGCAGGTGCGGCAGCTTGAGCTTGCTGCATTTGCTGCATCATTGCAACTATTTGTCTACGCTCTTGTTCGTCACGAATCAAGGTGTCAGGTACACCAAATTTTTTCGCAAGATACACAGCAGTTTCTTCAGAGTTAATAAGAACCTGCATTGCTTCTGGCCCAAAGGCTGCATTTGTTAGCTCTAAGAACCGAGATACAGATGTAATATCTTGGTTTGCTTGAGCTTGTGCTAGTGGCGAGGATGATCGAATTTTTACTTCACGACCATTAACTGTTGGCACTTCAATGCGCCCTTGCTTTTTAAGAATGTAAATAACACGCTGCAAGACTGGCTGAACAAGTTCTGCTTGCAATCTTCCAAAGGCAGAACCAATTCGTCTTGACAGATCAGCCATCCTCTCAGCAACTTCGGTTGCCGAGGCTGGCGTTTTGTCAGGGTTTCCAAGCATATCATTGTATAGCGCCCTTTTAATATTAAGACGCATGTCAGAAAGAACTAGCTGCGCAACGTCAAAACGTCCCGCTGCTTGTATCGGTTGCAATCCAGCAGACCCCATAGCCTTTGGAATGATTGTCCCTGGAACAAGATTTATTGTATCAGGATTAACGACACCATCATCTTCCATTTGATAAATACCAGAGATAGCCATTTGTGCATTCTCAAGTATTAGTTCGATAGTAAGATTTGTTGTTTTAATGGCAGACAGCGCATTAATAAGTGGGCCGCGACCATACACTTCACCAGCACATTTAGACCAACGGAAACAAATGAATGGATTTGATCCCACCCCATCCATCTTATATGACATAACAACCGTCTTTGTTGTCATACAAATTGCATAGTAAAGGTGCGCTTCTACATTTGGCGTAGAATAGTCACGACAAACAACCTCTAGGATTGTTGTTTTCATGTCCCCAGAGTTCTGAGCCATATGCGCAACTTCACCAGTTAGCTTTGCAGTAGGATACAAGATTTGAATTTGGTCAAAGCGAATACCCTTGCGCTCACGGAATACATGGTCGATCCGATCATCGGGGCCAGTGTCTAAGATAACATGTGGCAATGGTATTGCGGAGAAGCGGATGGGAGACAAGGCATCCCCTTCTTCGCAAACCAAAACGCCAGTGCCGACAGCCAAGTCCATAAATGATTCATGCACTTCTTGGGAGAAATTTGAGTTCTGAATAATCTCAAAGACATATTCAGTGACCGCATCAAGATCATTGTCTACTGAATCACGTTGTTCTTTTGGAACTTCTGAACCAGCCATAAGGTCTGCCCAACGTGCAAAGTTAGGGACAAGTCCTGATTGCAAGCGAGATGCAAACTCTTGAACGCCAACTACGGCAGTCTCGTCAAAGATTTTATCATCTCGACGTTGACCAATTGTTTCGTGATAGAATGATTCCCTTTGCGGCAAAGCATACTCATAGCATTCCTCGAACAAGGGAACAAAGTTTTCACGCTTTGCTTTAGCGGACTCGTACCGCTTTAAATAATTTTTCGCAATGGGATCATTAATCATTAGCTAAACCTACTGTAATACCCTGCTCCACCACCAGCACCAGTAAACAAGCTGCGGCGACGAGCCGTACCTGTTCGACGAACTTTTTTCTTCATGCTTGACGCAAGTAAGTCTTCTTCTTGCGCTTGCGCTGTTAGCTGTGCCTGACGCGCTTCTTCTGCTTTTTCAGCCGCAAGTTTGTCAGCCCGAGCTTTTTCTTCTGCAAGCAACGCAGCTTGACGTTCTTGCTGTTCACGAATTGCAGCAATCTGTGCATCAGAAGATGCCTTTGCAGATGCCGCTTGCTCTTGCTGTGCTTTTAGAATTTCTTGCTGCGCTTGTTGCTGTTGCGCAATAGCAGCCTTTTGCGTTTTCATTTGCTTAACGCCAACTACCGCGCTAATCAAAGTTGGAATTAGAACTTGCCAACACATAGTTATCTCCTTTGCTTTATTGACCTATAATCTAAGAAAAAACAAAAACGCAACGCACAATTACATCCTTGCCCAAAGTCCTTGCCTTCTTTGCTTTGGCTTATGCTTAGAAAATACATCAAAGCTACGATTTGCTACAACAGGACGCGCGGCCTTTTGATTGTTCATCAAAGCGCGACCCTCACCAGCACCAAGCATCATGTATTGCAGCGCATCGTGGATATGTGAATACATGTTCTTGTCTGGTTTATCTGCGTACCTCTCACCACTTACTTCCATACGCTTGTATTGATAGCCACCTTCAAAGCCTTTGATTAGCTGAGAACAGCGACGATCAATTAAAAAGGCTGGCTTCCCTTC